GGCGTGATGGCGCTTAGCTGCGCATTTCTATTTGGTGGGTCTAGATACAGTTTCCTGTACTAGAATCCCAACTTTGGACTTTCCGCAGATTTGGTTTTGACTAACCGCCTCTACGTCGTCTTCGCGCTTTTGGCGCGTCGACAAAACCTCTTCGAAGGTCACCCTTAGAAGCCACCTCTCGGCTAGCTTTGGACCTTAGCTGACGCCACAAGGTTATCAACCTTGCTGATGGTGCCTTCTCGTCGTCTAGACGATAAGCATACTCCACTTTGTTTGGAAGGAGGTTCACTCCATCCTCACAAGCGCCAACCTCGACCCAAATGTCGCCTAGATGGCCCCAAGAGGGAAGGATCCCGGGATCCAGAACTCTCAGGCGGTCATCGATTCGCTGGTGCGCCTTCCGAAGCGTATTAGTGAAAGGTCGAGCAACCCACTCGATGAAGAATTCGTTCCAAAGGACGGACTCCATGTCCATCCCAAAGAACTCCTTCACCGACTCACCAAAGAAGGGTCTTCTGACCAACTTTGGCAGTTTCGCTCGCTCAGCGGCTGGTACACGGTCATCCTTCAATTGAGGGTTTGACGCCTCAACTTCCAGATTCACGTATTTAACCATGCTTAAGTCGAACAAGAGTCTTTCGAATTTCACCATCCGGTTCAGAAGCGCACGGAGGGTGTAGCCCCATAGGCTCGAAGCAATGCTCCAAGCCGACCGGTCAGCTACTTCTCCCTCCTGTCCGCCCGGTGCTACGGAAATTAACCAAGCCTCAATAGGCATTGGCCAAATCCCGCCCGGACGGCACAGGTACGCGATTAGACCTGATAGACGATTCCCTAGACCCAGGACGACTGGTAGTCGTCCCAGATTTCGGTACCCGAAACCACAGAAGCGTGCTACGGAAGAAAGACGGATCACTCCGAATTTCATATTCTTGTTAACCAGTTCCGCCAAGGCCCCTAAGGACCTTAGTGCTACTAGCATTTCTGCTAGTGAAACTGGGCTAACATCCCGTCCACGGATCCAAGTTCGCTTCGCAAACTCGAGAGAACCATCTTTCGAGACTAAGCTTTTAGCTAAGCTTATCTCTACTCCTATGGTCTCCATGATCCGCAGATACTCCCGTGCCACGAGGCGGTCAGCGATGACCACGTCGTCTCCGAGAACTGCATACATCAGGAACCATCCTGGCGCGTTATATACATTATGCGCGGCAAGCTGCACAAGCGCATGGTGTGTTAATGCTAACAAAGCCCACGAGGAAAGGGCCCCCATAGGTTGACCCACCGCGTATTTAACCGCGGCAGTCTCTAGGTTGTAGCTTTTGGCTATCCTAGGTAACCCATAGGGTTTCCCTACCAAGAAGTAGGCCCATAGCTCGGTTAACTTGTCTCCCAGAAGGGGCTTCAGAAGATCCTTCTGAAGTTCCAGCGGCAACCGGTCGGTCGCCGCGGACAGATCGTACGATGCTACCCAGTGACCCTCCGACCCGAACTGTTTTATCAACCGCTCCACCGGAGCAGTTTGATTAAACGTTCCATCGGTTGGGATCATGCGTAGTCTCTCGAAGATCCACTTATGCAGGGGTGCCATAAGTGTCTGGGTGATGACGTTCACCATGGCAAATACCCGTATTTTGCCGGGTTCCTCCTTAAACCCTAACCGTCCGAACCAAAGAGGTTTTCCCCACTGGAATTCCTTATACCAGCGCAGGGTCGCTTCCTGGCTTCGTGAATGAAAGAGTTTCATCCACTCCACCGGGTCGTCCTTTCGCGAGTATGGAAACCAGAGAGGAGCAATCTTCTTTGATCCCTCTCCGCCCAGCATCCACTCTTTTTTCCAGCGAACGGAACCTTCAAGCGGTATAGCATCTATATGCCTACGCGCTATCCGTTCCATCACTTTCCATAAAGCTTTTGCTGACCAGATCAACTCTATACCGTCCACCGCTTTTAACCATTTGGTCAAAGCAGGTTTCATTTCTTCGTCCGCTCCGAAGAGCAGAAGATCCCACGGAAGCCCCATTACTGAGGCACGTCCCCCCGAAGTCGGGGAGGATTTCCGGATGAAAGGTATAGACCACGGTGTAAGGTCAGAAGAAGGATCCATCTTCCACTTATTCCCGGTGATGAACCGGGCTTTATCGTAGAAGACTGGTACCCATCGAATCCACTCCTGAGTTCGGAACTCCGAAATATCTATTCCAGGGTTCGTTATAGTTTTCAACTTTAGCGTTCCTTTGAACTCCAGTACTCGGTATAACCCGAGTATGGATAACCAAAGTCTAATGACCCCAACATCGCCTTGTGAAACCAAGATGCGATGCTGGACAGGAAGGATCCGTGGGATCCCACGTCTAGTAGTCGCGACATTTGCTCCCAGGGCCCATGGAGAGGCGTCCACCATCCCTCCCGCTGAATGCTGCAATAGCAAATAGCAGGTCTTCAAGTAGATCGCACACCCCTTAGGCCCCATCTGCCTATGAAGCTGACTTACACGCTTTGCGTATATGAACAGCGCCTTCACCGTTGAAGATGTTAATTGCCCAAAGACTAAGGGTATAACTCGTAAGAGCATACTCCCTAGTTTTACTTCTGATTTTACACAGAAGGACCAAGTAAGCGCACGCGGCACTAAGGCTCTGTAAAGAGATCTTATGTTTCGCATGATAAAAGATTTTACTTTTATGGTTTCCCTAGGGAAGCCCGTTTACCCTTCAGTTCCCCACTCCCTCCTGGGAGAGGTGGGCTGCAGGTCGCATTAGCATGCTTCCTCCGGGTGGAGGTTAGGGTTGCTATCAGTGATCTCACGGGCAGTGAGCCCCCCAGGATTACTCCTGGATTTCGGTTCACCCTTGGGATAATCCAGCCATTAAGCGGAGAACTCCCTTGGGATCCCCTTTCGCCCCGCTTTTACACGGAGCAACTCAAAGTTGCCGCTATGACCCATCAAGGACCCCGATCTTAGATAAGATCCGGTGGTAACTAGGTTCGCTTTACGCTAGCCTGTCTCCTGGGGATACAGGACTACGCACTCCAATCGCCTTTCGACAATTGAATAACTGGTAAAACCAGCTCTTGGCATTCCCTCCTAATCGAGATTAAGCCTCTCATAGGTTTAAGATACCTCGTACGCTACGGCTTTCGCCGACAAGCAATGTACCTACATGTATCACTACACTTTGGTTCGAACTATCCCTTCTGGATGGCCTCCATCAGGTTCGGTTTAACCCTACCTAATAGTCCGTCTAGCCCAGTTATCTAAGATCGCTAGAGGTCTTATCCTCTGCCAACTTGGTTCGCTTGTTTTCCAACTAACTAGGTCTAACTCACTTAAGATTCGTGACTTAGCCGCTTTACTTCACGGGATTAGTCCCAATTAGTCTTCCAACGCGCTTAGCATACGCATATAGAACATTTAAGTTCCATAGCTGGTTGACAGACTCAAAGTCTGCTCTTCACAGCGGTACCCTTCGCAG